CGAATTGCACTTCCATCATGTCGCCGACTTGACATTGATCTAGTTCTTTGCATCGCTCTTTCGATACTTCCAGCTTTACCAGTTGCGGATATTTATCGTCGCCTGTTTCGATGACAAATTCTCGCTTGGTAAATCCGCTTGCGAATGTTTGCGTGTCGCTGATATGTTTCAGCGTTCCTTCGATTGTGTATTTTTTGCTCATGTTATTTGAGTATGTCTTTAAGTTTTGCGATTAGTTCGGACTGCTCATCTTGTAGTGCAGCTAATTTTGCGAGCTTTGATTCTAAAACTGTTTTAGCGCAGTCTAGATTCCATGTTTGCAAATCAATTTTTTCTCCTAGCGTTTTAATTCTCGCCGCGATATAGGCAACTTCTTCTTGTTGTGGTATATTCATATTCTTATTTGTTTTTCGTGTTTTTAGTTATCAAAATTCAGTTTCCAAACGGTCAATCCGTCTGCTAGTTGTTCAGTATAAACCTTGCGATTTCTTGCCATGCGAACAAGCGTAACGGTAACCGCTGCGATTGTCGAGTTTGTATTTTTAGCAAGATTCTGTAAAGTAGCTTGCCCCGCTTTTAGGTCGCGTGTGATTTTTGTTTCTAGGGTCATGGTTTCTTTGGTGCATATTCTCCAATCAACGCCATCACGCGTCTCCCGCCGTCATCCAAATCAGGGCAGTCTGTAAGATATTGTAATTGCATTGGAATTTTGTTAAATGTTGATAAGTGGTTGAAAAAATCCGCTTGGTCATATTCGCCAAGTTGCCAAAATAATTCCGCAATATCCGTTCCAGTTAGCTCGATTTCCTCTTGTATGTTTTTGTTGTGTTTATAAATAGCAGGCATAATTTTGTTTTGTTGTTGTTTATGATATATCAATTTCCTTCAATTCATATCGTTTTGTCTTAGCATTCTTGCGCCATCCGTGAACCAGGATTGTCCATCCAGCTTTGCGAATGAATCCGATGTTTTCCGACTCAGCCATTTTCTTAATCCGCGCCGAGACGTTGCCCCATGATGTCGATTGAATGGCGACTGTTTCCGCGCCCCGTAAAGCGATGATGTCGATGATTCCGAAAAGGTCTTTGCGCTGCCGAACGAAACTATTCCAATGCTCGACAACTTCCACTACGTCGCAGGTTTTCCGCAAGTGTGCTAGTGATAGCTTGGTGGGTGATTGTGCCATTTTGCTCATTTCGCTTGCAATAGTTGTTTGTTAATTCTGTCTAAAACTGGCGTGAACTTAGCGACGATTTCCTGATGCGCTGCTTGTCCCTTGTCGGTTAGCCAATAGCGGTTTAGTGGTCTGTGGTTGCTGCCTCGCGTTTCGGATAGCTCCTTGGCAATATATCCGTTATTGACTAGCTTCGTAATAATGTTGCGATAATCAGAGTAAGTGCAAATCTCGCCGCGTCCAAGTGCCAGGATGACAACACATTGATTCACATTTAGCCGCGCTGGTTTTTTGCCTTGTATGCCTAGTTTCAGCTTGCGGCATAGTTTGACGGCGACTTCGCTTGTCGGTTGCGATGCCAGCTCGATCAGCATAGTTTCGAGTGTGTGTTGGTTATTCATGCTCTTTCAATTCGTTAATTTTCGACTTCATGGCTTTTGCGTTGTCATATTGCGATTGCGCTTGTCTCATTTTATCATCGCATTCAGCCATTAAAAACGCCTTGGCTTCAGCGAATGAGTCGTGGTAATTTTCATAACCGCTGCGCTTGCTCTTTTTTCTGCCATCAACCCAAACGCTTGATGCTGTTTCTTTATCAATAGTGACGGATGTAATTTTATTTAACCACGCCCCCTTGGTAATATATTTTTTATTCATGCTCTTTCATTCCCTCCTTTTCGAGTTGGTTAATCAGGTCAACAAATCCCTCACATCGTGTTAGCGATGTTTTAAGCGATTCCTTGAACTGTTGAATCAGTCGCTCCTGTTTGCCGATGTAGTGGATAACTGGCAATAGCTCAGAAACGGTGAATGTAACTAGTGCCTCGTCGCTGATGTTCTGCGCGGTTGCGACTCGTTGCGCGGCTTGCTCGATTAGTTGGTCTGTGGTCATTGGTTTTTCTTTTTTGTGATTTCAATAATTTCAGTGACAATATCAATAATGATGCAAATTGACATGAGCAAAGCAATGGTCGCGCCTATAACTTTTGTAGCTGGATTGCTTGCTGTTGATGCTAATGTCAGCATTAAAAGCGGAAATATTAACTGATAAAAGTATTTCATTGTTTCTCTTTCGGTAAAATCTTGCCCCAAATCTTCGGGGCTTCGGTTGCGTATTTCTCGGCAAATTCGATTGCAGCGGTCTTTACTTTCTCTGTAAATTCGTCGTATTCTGTTTTGATGATAAACGGCTCTAGTCCTGGGTAGTAGGAAATGAAATGCCATTCCTTAATGCCCGTAACAGCCATGCTGAAATGCACTTGTATCTTGTGATCGTCTGGCAGTTTGTTATCGTAGTGCCATTCCGCGTGTGTAGTTGTTATGGGGCATTTCATTTCCAATCCTGCCGCTGATTCGCCGATCTGGAACATGCCGTCTGGTGACAATCCGATACAAGGGGCAAGCGCGGATTGAATGAATCCTACTTGGTCAATAGCATATCCTGTCTTTAAGGTAAAGCATTCACGAGCATCATTTTCGTGCAAATGCCCCCATGCAATTTCATCTTTGTTACCCAGCCTGTCTTGCCGTTGTTGTAAAATGGGGTCATCGACTACGCATTCCGTAGCTAATTCGATCATTAGCCCTTTTGCGCTCGCTGATAGCTTGCCAGTAGGTGTGATGATCTTTTTGGCTACAGATGCAGTTAACTTGCCCTTGCGAGCATTTAGCCATGCTTCCGTGCCTTGTTCGCAGTTGATGATTCGGTAGTTCATGTGGTTTCCTTTCTTGCTCTGATCATTCTATCCGCGACAATGTATGCCAGTCGCTCATAATCATACGAATCACCGCAGCTCATCATTGATACTGCCCCATATGTTCCCTTGGTGATTATACCCTGTAAAGCCGCCGCCGCGAAGTAGTCGCGCATTGTCATTCCCTCGTTAGGGCGGGTCATTTCTCCACTTGTGCCAGAATGCGCTCGCAATGGAAACGCCGCACCGCCATCGTCTATTTTCTTTTCTGCGCTCATTCTAGTGGTTCTTCAATGGCTTCAGTTTCAATCGCTGGCAATGTCGCAGCAAACGGATTCAGCGGCTCATGTCGCACGGTTGGCGTTACGTTGCGAGCTTGTGCAAATTCCGATTCTTCCTCTTTACGGATAGCGTCTTGCACTTCGGGGGATAGCGGTAGCCATTTCGATGCGCGACGAAACACGGTTTTCTTTGCCATTTCATCGAAGTCGCTAACCCATGGGCCAGATTGCCCTGCTTTCGAGCGTTTGCGGATTGCTTCAACTTCGGGCTTTGTCATGACTTCGCTTTTCTCGCTGCCGTCCTTGAATGTGATCAGAACGTAATAAGCATATGCCGCGCCGCGGTCTTGCTTGAAGTCGATAACGTGGCGTTCGATCTTGCCGCGATTCACGATAAAATCGTCTTTGTCGCAGACCTTTTCAGCGTGGATGCTTGATACCGTGCCAGTTCGCATGACAAGCTCGGCAATGCCCTTGTAGTCGAGAATGAGCGTGCATTCTTTGCCGTAGGGAATCAAGTGCGCTCGCCGTCCATCAGGCTCGATGCCAAGCGCGGAAAGGTCAAGTAAGCATCGCATAAAGCTCTCAGGCGTGCATTCTTGCAGCTTCGGCGTGCGAGTTAACGCTGTGATAGCCACGCGGCTAAAACGCTCGGCGGATAGGTGTTTGGGAAGTGCCAGCGCGAATTGCGCTTTGACGTTTTCCTCGGAAAGCAAGCCTTTCAGCGTGCGCGGTTTCGTGGTGGTGGTGATTTGTTCGGACATATCAATTAGGCGCAAGGATTAGTGTTTGGCGGGTTAGGTTTCTCATAATCGCGCTCGGCACTAGCCAAGGACGGGTTAGGATTGTCAATGTTGGTTTTTTCTCTTTCTTGTTTTGTAGATACAAGCGAGCGGCAAGGATGCCAGCGGTTCTGTCGGTTTCGTTTTTCATATGGTGTGTTATTTAGTAATTTCTTTCAGTTGTTGAATTAACTCGGTTTGCTCATTTTGCAATTCGGCTAGGCGGCGTAATGACGCTTCTAAAAATGCGGTTGCATTATCGCAATTCCATTTTTGCAATTCGATTCTTTCTCCGATTGCTACGATTCTTCCCGCCATGTAAGCAGCTTCTTGTTGTTGTGGTGTATTCATATAGTGTATTAGTTAAATTGCCTGTGATGCGGCGTAGATTAGCCCCGCGATGACGCAAAAGGCTAGGAAATAGTCGAATGATGTGGATTCGTTGTTCATGGTTTTATTGTGTAATCTGATAAACTGCGCAGCCGTCGCGCCGTCCTAACTGTTTAATTCTCCCCATTCGCTTCAATTCGGTTATGCGGCCACTAATTACGTTTAGTGGTTTATTCAGCCAAAATGCCACCTCTTTGCTTGTGGCGTATGGCATATCTTGAAACGCCGTCAGAACATCATTCTGGCGCGTTGTGAGTTCGTTTTCGATTGCGGCAAACGCGGTATTGCTCTCCGCGTTGCCCTTGTGTTTGTTTTTTGTAATGTCTTTCATGGTTGTTGTATTGTGCTATTAATGAAAACTAACCGCCCCGTTGATTTGCGCTGTTTCAAATGCTAATCTCCATTCTGCGTAAAGACAACGAAACCATTCGTCGGGGTGTTGGTCTGCTTTTTGCTGGAATTCCGCAAAATCTTTCGCCAGCTTTGCTGATGTTGCCGCGCCGATTGTTCCTTCACAATCACTAAAAACAATCAACTCCCAAAATGCGCCCGAGTCATAATCGCTAGCTTTTGTCGCATACCCCACCAAGCTCTCCAGCTCTGAACGCCATTGGTTATAGCCGCCGTAACTTCCAGCCCTGAAGCTGCGACCGCTTTCGTAGGTATAAACCTTTTCACTATCGACATCGTCTTGACGTTGGAAATGCGAATTGCAAATCGGCTGATAATAATCCCCACTGAGTGGCTCTCTGGTTTGCGGGTCAATCGGGCCTCCGTATCTGTCAAAAACGCAGTCGATTTCCTTGATGTTTTTATAATAACTGATGTCTAGTCCCATAATGTTGTTTTTCGTTTATTGTTGTTGATCTTTCTCCTTGCACTTATCACAAAGCCCCTCGCTGTCATACGGCATCTCCCGCTCGCATCTTTCACAAGTCGGCATATCTTCGCGGCATAACGGGCAATCCGTATCGCGGCGGGGATAGTTGGTCGAGTGGCAGACTGTGCAGCGGTGGTTCATGGCGTTTCTCCTTTTGTTGGAATTTTGTGTTTATACCATTCAATCATTAACCTATTAGCTTCGGTGTCCTTGTTGATAATTTCATCGGCATAAGCATTGCTGCTGCCGTGCATTTTATCGGAATGTATTTTACCATAGTTAGCCGCCCTAAAATCATGTATGAGATTGTTTTTCAGTTTTGCCACATACTCAGCCCACTCTAGCCATGCTTGATGTTCCGTTTTCATAATGGCTTCTTCTTCGCATTCTTCCTCGGCATCTTAGCCGCTTTCTTTCTCTGCGCTAGTGCGGCGGCTGAGAGAGTTTTCGGAATATTCTTTCCCATTTTTCCCAATGCTTGTGCGTGTGGATTCTTTGTCATTATTCAATTTCAATTACGTTGTTTTCAAGGTCGATTGAGTCCACAAAGGATTCTAGTTTTGCTAGAATATCGTAGCCGACAAAATCACCAAATTTGATCACGTCTCCAAAACTTGTATAGCAATGAAACTTGTTATGGTTACCATCTGTGAACAAAGCCAAGAGGATAACTATGCGATTATGGAGTTTAACATTTGAGCATCCCGAGCAAGCGATCTTGCTATCCTCCCACTTGAAAAATCGTTGCGGCAAAAGAGCATCCAGCTTATTGATAATCCTTGTTTTAATATCGCCAGTTTTAGCGGTGGTTTTGTTTGTCTGAATTTTGATTTTCATAATACTTGTGCGTGTTCGTTTTTTGTGGTCATAGAGTTGTTAAGCTGTAACAGTAAGTGTCGCCATAAATTCGCTAACGTGCGCCACGTTTAGCATTTTACCGAAGATGATTGATATGTCATCGCCAATCAAAACACCATTGCCAACGGTTTCGACCAGCAAGGTTGTAGATATACGAAAACGCTGTGATCTCCACTCAAATCTGACCGCCTCATCCTCGATTTGCAAGTTGCGGATTTGATCGGGATATGGCAAAGTGCGCATAATGAGTTCTAGTAATTGCGATGTTTTCATAAGTGGTATTGTCGGCTGACGCGCAATGAATAATCGAAAACGCTTCCGAAGTCACGAATTATTTTCAACTATTTTCAAATTTGCTTATTTCTCAATGGTTGCAGCGCGTGTTTTGTTAGGGAAAATACTCGTCGACGAGGGTGATTTTGTCACGTTTTGCGCCTGTTTTTCGTGACAAAAAAACGCCGAAAACTTGCCATGTTTTTGCGACGTGTAAAGAATACCGCAAAAACATCCATTTCGGATGTGTGATTAGTAGTTGACAATCGAAATCGCTTTCGTATGATGCGCGGGACATGAAAGAAGAAAATCAAATAACATTTGCACAAGGAATTAAGTGCCGTAGTTTTGAATGGAAGCCGCAAACGGACATTACAGCATACGAGGTCGCCCTGTGCGCCCCGCTGTTTAACGCGCATATGGGGCGTTATTTTGAGGCGCAATATGAATCCTTGCCCGATAACGCAAAACGCCATTTTGTTGAGCTATGAACCCGAAACACAAAAAGAAGATTCGCAGGAAAATCAAAGACGCGCAAAGTCGCGCTTTTGCAAAATGGTTTTGCGATAAGATTCTGCGCAGGATTAGCGAAACTCAATCAAAAATGATTGTTGACAAACTCCGCTGATTTGCGATAGTTGGCGCAGCTCATCTACCACGCGTAGAAGGAGATACGGACATGTCATGGCGCGTCCAGTTCAGGCCGCATCATCGTTAAGCGTTGGGAGTTCTCGGCGGCGGTGATGCGGTCACTTCGCAAACGAATAAGCGTTGCAGCTTTACGCTTTACGAAAAACGCAAGTTTGCGCTCCGTTCAAGAGTATAATACGCTTCGTCAGCTTGCCGTCAATACACATGCGATTAAGCCTAGCATACGCAGCACGGTTGCTGATCGTTCCGCCAGATCGACGTATCTCCGCTTGGAATTCATGCACGGTAATTTCATCCGCGTGAATCTGGTCATCATACATGCCGGCTAGTTCGGCGAGTAACTTTGCCTTGTTTCCTATCGTTTTCATATTGTGCTATTCTAGAGATGATGTATGATTGGCGCGGCAAGATCATACACACGAATTTCGTGATGAATTTTTTTCATGGCGTCCAGTTGCTTTTTCGGTTTTGCACGCTCTCCGATTACGCTTTGGGGGTGTTGTTTCATTATGATTATATTTTGGTGTTTTGGTGATTTTTTGATTACGATACTTTTATTTTCGTTATATTTACAGGTTTTGGCTAATTTTCAATTACGGATACCACGATGCATCCGCAGTCGATGCATTCATGTTCCACTTTGTTTAGTTGAACTTTCTCCTTTATTCGATGCCATATAAGATAGCACAAAAAAAGTCGGACAAGGCGCGCTAGGCAACGCGAGTGACGTTTATTGTTGGATTTTAGCTTCATTGGTCGAGATGCTTCGCATGGGAGTTATTTCGCGGTGTAAATCCGCTGGTGAATCAGCGGCGTTTCGTTTTTATCAAGTGTGCGATGGTCGAAAATGATTGCGCTCGGCTGCGGAATAGCGTCAGGAACTACTTTGTGTCCAAAGCGCGTCAATCCCTGCCATGCCCCGCAAATGGCACTTGTCTGGTTGCCGTCTTGCCAGATGCCGTGGCGGTGTCTGTGAGCGCGAACCATGACCTTTGGAATAGGTTTGCCAGTTCTAGCGCGGGAATGTGTCAGATTGCCTAGCATGATCGAATGCGCGGAAGCCTCCAAGTATGTGCGAGCCGTCGCGCTGATATGATGCGCGAAATTGTAAAGCGTGCCGTGAACTTCCAAGTCTAGATTGTCCCAAGCGTGCTGTCCCGTGACCTTATCTTTCGATGCGCCTAGGAATGAACCAAGCGCGATTTCAAAGTTTGTCGTATGGCATTCCGTGCCTTTTATGATGTGGATATTTGCCGCTTTCTCAGCTAAGACTCCAAGAATCTGCTTCACCGCCGCAAACTGGTCGCCTACGTCAGGAGTCATCACTTGCAATGTTCTGTGATGGATTCCATCAATCGCGTCGCCGTTTATCACAAGGTCAAAAGCGTCCTTGCCTATAACCTTGTCTGCCCAAACGAGCATATCGCACCAACAAGCCCATAGCCATTTTTGGAAGTTGTTTTGTCCGATTGCGTTTCCTTCGTTGCTGATAAAGTCTTTCGGCCATAAGCCAACTGTTGAGCCCACATGTAGGTCGCTGATGTTTAAGACTAGCTTGCTTGTTGTTTTCATAGGCTCATTAGTTTGGCGTGCATTAACTCCCAGCTTGGGAAAAAGATATGATCCATTGCGCGAACGATTGCTTCCTCGTCATAACGCTCCATAAAGGCAACGCCTGAGACTGACAACGCCGCATGAAGCATTTCATGTCTCAGCGTTTCTCTTAAAAGCGATGCTTTTGCAAGGCAAATCGTATTGATTAGAATCTTTTTCTCGTCAAACTGCATGCGCCCAAAATCCCCGCCATCTATCGGGGCGACGATGATCCGAAACTTTATTCCCCCGATGTAACAATGCGTTGGAATTTTCTTCATGCTGTTTTTGGTTATGCGTTAGCGCATAGAACGTAAGGAATCACGCTTTGCCCGTGCTTATCCATTTGCAGATAAGCCGTTGTTTTGAAGCTCTGCCACTGATCTGGCGGTATTGTTTGGCAACCTAGCGAGCTTGTGCCGTTAACGCCGCCACGATGGATGTTGATTGCGTATCCGATTGAACCCCCCACGCCATCACGCGTGACAGGCAACCCCTCATCTTTCGTTGCTGGTCGAAATGCCGCGTATCCATTAGGCGATGCGATCTTATGCTTGCCCTTGCGGTAAAGATGCGTTCCAAGTTTTAGACTGCTGACGTTTTTCTTCCACGCGCTAGGGTCAGTGTTTGCGTTGTAAGCAACAAAGCAATCAGGCGCGACGATGAAAATTGCGTCATCATAAATCCCTCTGTCATTCTTTCCCGCCGCGCCCATCGTATCACGATAGTAGCCACGGATTCCCACTAGCACGGCTTTGTATTGTTCGCGGATTTCTTGCGGAATCAGCTTTTCAATATCAGCGCGTTTTGCTTGCGGTGTTGATTTCGGGATAATGCTCATTATTTCTCAGCGTAAATTTCAATCGCCCTTTGCGCTTGCTCTAAGTCCATCGACCAAGTGCGAGAGCCGTCTGCGTCAACTCGTAACTGGCACGAGTTAAGCGTTAGGATAATTGCTGAAACAATAATTGCAAGCAAGAAAATCATTATTTTGTCGAACGGTTTCATAATTTAAAGTTTAGGCCGTTTTTGTTTTATGGTCAGTTTTTGCGCATTTGTCAACTTCTTGTGACCGCGCCCAAGTGATCTTTGCGGATATTCGGTTGTCATCATGGAATACGCATACAATCCATAATTAGGCAAAACTCTGTAACCTATAGAGCATTTGATGGTTGCTGAACTCATGGTATTGAATCTGTTTTGATTATTCTGATTGTTTTTTCTTCCCCGAAATGAATCCAGCCAAACGCGCGAACGGCGAAATAGACAACATGGCGATTCGGCGTTTTATTGTGCAACATGCTAGCCTTTAGTAGTTGGTCGGCTTGCTTGCGTGTGACGAGTGCCGTCTGGTAAAGGAAGTCGTGCAAGAGCGCATCAGCGAGGTTTTGCGCGGTGTCGGGGTAGTTTGTCATGCCGTCAAACGCATACCCCTTGCGAATGGTCAACTTGCCGCCGCGATAGTAGCCAAGAAAGACTTCCCGCGAATAGATATTGCAGTCGGGAATGTTCACGCCTTCGATCATCCATGAGACGGGATTTGTCGTCATGTATAACCACTTCTTGTCGAAATCCGTGTGAAGTGTTGGACGGTTTAAGAGTTGCGCTTTCATGGTTAGTATTCCCATCCTTGGTATTTGCGATACGTCGGCACGCACTCAGGATCAACCTTTGCAGCGCGTCGATTGATTCTGTGTTGTAATTTTTTAACAAATTTACACGATCTGCTAGCGTTTTTCCATGGTTTTGATTTCATGAAATGCTGCTGCATATGGCGTTCGATTTGTTCAAAAAGTTTCATGGCGTGTCAATCCTGCTTGGCGTTTGGTCAATGTAACTGCGAGCGGTCACAAGCCCTGTTGCGATGATTCCCAGCGTGTAACTAGCGACTTCTTTCCAGTTGTCGAAATCAACTGCTTGCAAGCCGCCTGATGCGCTTGTTACCATGGCAATAAGGACATACAGCGTCAGGCGCGTTGTTGATTGTTTCTGGTTCATTTCTTTTTCTTCAAAAGGTTACAAAGTGTGACCATGGAGACGCAGATAAGGAGAATCGTTGACGTTGTTTTCAGCACCCAATCTAGTTGTTCTTGAAACTGCGTAATAACTCCAAGCGACGATGCGACAACGCCGATGATTCCGTTCACAATGTTATATGCCGCGCTGTGGTGTTCTTGCATGTCAAAGTGCATTGTTTATGGCTCTTGATCTGTTTCAGGTTCGGGCGACACGGGCGCGGTGTAAGAAAAAACCGTTCCGTCGAAAGTGTAGCCATCAGGCATGGTTAGTGGCACTCGGCAGGGGAATTGCGGCAAATTGACAGCGTCCAAATTTGCATTGATTAACGCGCCAACTTCGCCGTTCCCATTAAGCATGGCAAGTGATGCCGCTACATTGTGATTGAGAACGTCGATGATATTCGGAATCGCGTAAAGCTGTTCGCGCCCACTTGTCATCGTCTGCGCTAAAACATGCGCCACTCGTAGCGACTCAATTACAATCGCGTCTTTTGCGATGATCCCTTTTTCTAGTTCTGATCGTTGTTCTAGCATAAGATTACCATGTTGAAATTGCAGTTCGCTTCCAAGTGTTTGTCGCCGTGCAAACGTAGATATAGTCAGCATCCCAACAAATAGAGCCTTGCGTTCCCGTTGCCGTTGCACTCGCTGGCGTTCTAGCTGTGGCAATGCGGATTTGGTTGCCGTTTGCTGTGAGTGTCCCGTTTGCTAGTAGATTGCCAGCCCCAGCGTCCGTAGTTGTTCCAAGTGATAAACCACCAGCGCATGACATTATCGCAACATTTGTCCCTGCATTTTCCCATGCACAATGTGGTCTTGTTACAATTGCCGTAAGTGTGCCATTGTTGGGGTCAGTTGTTGATGATGTGCGGCGAATTGAAAAAAGCAGCATTGGAGCAGACCCTGTGTCATTCGCTGCTGTGGTCTGCCCTACAAAAGACCCACAGAATAGTGCAGAACTAAAACGCGACATTGAAAAGCCAGGAGCAAAAGACCCATCAACACTTGTGGCATTGTAAATATGGAAAGCGTCGTCACTGCTGTCTGAGACTTTTGCGCGGAGAATAGATTCGCGCGTGCTAGCTGCGGAGGTTTTGGCGATGTCGATAAAACCCGTTGTTCCTGGGGTTAGGTTGATATTGCTAGCCGCCGCGCTGCTTAATGTGAGGGAGGTATTACTTGTATGTGTGCTTGCGGTTAATGATCCGCTAAGAAGTAAATTCCCCGCCCCTGGGTCTGTCGTCGCGCCAATCGAAACGCCGCCGCTTCCATGGATTCGCATCTTTTCCGTGCGACTTGTTCCAGCGTTCGCCGTGGTTTCAATCGTAACGTAAGTGCCGTTTGCGCCAGTTGTCCATGTCTCGCCAGCGTAGATATAAACGCCGCCGTTTGACGATGTGGTAAATGCTGTCCCGTTATGCCCCCGCGCCAACGTTGCACCGATTAGCTCGTTTGCTTGTAGCGTTGTTGGCGAAGCGACTGTGCCGTTAGCTCTGCGACATACCACCGCGCTGGCTTGTCCGTATGTGGTTGTAATCGCGCCCGCCCCACCAGCCGTGTTTGTGATGTCTAGCGTTGCGCTTGTGTTTGCTGATGCGACAACTATTTGACCTGTTGTGCCGCAAGTCAGGTTTATATTGCTTGCCGTCGCGCTGGTAAATGTCAACGCGCCTGTTCCTGTGATGCTGCCGTTTGTCGTGCCTGTGCCACCGTTAGCTACTGCTAGCGTTCCTGTTACGCCTGTTGTAAGGGGTAAGCCTGTTGCGTTTGTAAGCGTTCCACTGCTAGGCGTTCCTAATGCACCACCGTTGACTACAAATGATCCTGCTGTGCCGACGTTGACGTTTAGCGCGGTTGCTACGCCTGTGGCTGTGAAAAGAGCGGTTCGCATGTTTGCGGCTGCGCCTGTGCCGAATGCCACTGTTCCGCTAATCGTGCCGTTGGTTAGTGCGTCGGGGATGCCATCAGTCGATGCCGTGCGAGCAAGCGTCACGTTGCTGCCTGATGTGTTTGGCAAAAAATAGCTTGTTGTAGCCGTGACGTTGATCGGGCTGATGCTAGCTTGCGTCGTGCCGCCGTCGGGCGTTGCTCTAAGTGTTGACCCACGAACAAAGCTCGATGCAATCATCGTTGTTCCTGTAATCGCCGCAAATGCTGCTCCTGCGCTTGCATCGCGCTTTACGATCATGTTTGCCGTTGCTGCGCTGGTTGCGTCTGATACATCCGCGCTTGTAACTGGTGAATACGTCGGGTAGCTAGCCCAAGCCCCGCTGTGGAAAATGCGCTCGACTCGAGTTCCAGCGCGTGAGAATGTGTCTGCGCCGATTGTAGTTGTTCCGTTGCGAACGAATACGACATAGCCTTTGCCCTCTGTTGGTGACGGGTCGGTTACGGTTAGGGTTGCGACGGCGTTGTATAGCTGGTCGTTAGCTGCGGTGAATGAGGATGATTTTACTTCGGCTTCTGCGCCTGCTCCTGGTTCGCCTTGTGGGCCAGTTGCGCCAGTTGCGCCAGTAGCTCCCGCGACTCCTTGCGGTGCAACCGTGATCGCCCGTATAGGCGTTTCTCTTTCGACGTAGATATTTACAGTGTCTGCCATAATTAAGCCCTAGTAATAGTCCCCGCGACTTTTGCCGTGCCACTAATCCAGCGCGATACAACGCCACTTGCGTCAACACATCGCAAGTCCCAAAAGTAGCTGCCAGCGGTTAGCGCGAGAGTTTCAGCGGCGGTCAACCTTAAAACGATATTGCCAGTTGCTGCGTTTGCCGTGTCGATCGTGAAAAGAGCAATGACAGTCGTGCTTGTATCGGTTGCGCGAATCTGCGCCCGAAACGTGTAGTCGCTAACATCAAGCGTAGTAGTTCGGCAAGTATCAGTGTAAAACGTGAATGACTCCGAAAAATCCGTGTCACGCTCTAGCACTACATTATAAGTCGCTGTCATGCGTGGATTTCGTTTTAGACTTCGACGGCAAGAATACAAATGCGAACGTCGGCGGTATTTGCTTTTGCGTAAAGTGTCGCGCTGGAAAGTGTCACAAGCGATGCTTCGCCAGCGTTGATCTTTAGCTTAAAAACAGTCAGACCAGAATCGCCGCCAAGTTCGACATAGTTGGTTGTGTCTAGGTTTTTAATGACTAGATTCCCTGGCGCGCCCGTAATGTCACCCAAATCCACAAGCTCGGCAGTCGTGCCGATAAGCTGCGTCTGATTAGTAAAGTCGTCGCCTGTCATGGTGACGCGCTTGTTTGAGACAAGGCTCGAAGTCACTCCGTTTTTCGTGACTGAAAGCGTGATGTTTTGAGTGATTTCATTAGCCATATCCTTTGTGCGGTGTCAATTTCTTAGGTGTTTTCCGCTACGAAATACGAAACTCCTGGGTCTGCCTCTGTGCCAGTTCCAGTTTGCGACGCAGTAGCCGTAACGCTTTTCAAAATCCCGTTTTCAAAAGTTTGAACAAGCGTGTTACTCGAAATTCCTGTTCCGCTTTGGACAAAATCAAATGTAATTTCACCCCACCATCCCGAATCAGGTGTTTGACCAACTTCGATGTTGCCGGCGTTTTCCGTGACGGTTGTGTTAGTGCCGCCCGTTATGGTTCGCACCATCCACTGACCTGTTGCAAGATCGAATTGCTTCAAAACGCGTGCGCCTGTGGCATCGACGTTTTCGACTAGTTCGTTTTGGAAATGATCAATATGCCCCGTGTGCAGTTGGCTAGAAATAAGATTAGGCGGCGTTGCTGTGCTGTCAGGGTCGGCGATAATTTCAGCGATGCGAACATATCTTTCCCCCGCTGTCCCTGTCGCCTCATCGCCGCCTTTTAGCTGTGGCGCGGAATCGTCTTGCCATGCGCTGCCTGATTCAAATTCTGCGTCCGTGCATTTGCCCTCTGCGGAAATTGTCATCTTTACCCATAATTTAGTATCCTCGGACACTGATAAAGGCGTGGTTTTTGTTGGCAACCCCGTGATGATAATCGGCTCGCCCGTGTCTGAACTAGTGTTATCACGCGGGACGATGTGACCATATTCCGCGTAGACTTGCCATGTGATAGTGCTTCCCGCTACTTGTTGTAGCGTAATCCATAAAGGCGGCTTGATCTTACCGTTGATCTTGCCGTTGCCTGTTACAATCGGCGTTCTATCACGCAAGCGTTGCAATGCAAGACGAATTCCGTTTGCCCATTTTGCGGAAATCGGGTCGCCGTTTTTTACAACGTCAGGCAGCGGAATCGGTGTGTTTCCATTTCTAATCTTCATATAAGAAAGTGTCATCGCCACCATCGTCTGACAGCGTCCAAGTTAAATTTGTTCTGTAAAGCTGTCCCGCTTGTGATTGCGATGCTCCAGTCAGTCGCCAAGTGCGCGTCCCTGTTGGCTCTGGCGGGTCGCCGCGTGGGGTTGTGATAAGCCCTAGCGCATTTAGTTGCTGCGGTGTTAATTGCTCATCGCCCTCAGTCGTTTCCGTCCATGTATAAACCGCCTTGTCGTAAGTGGTTTCACCACGCATAATACGGATTGCAAATTGTATCGCGTTTGCCTCCGTGAATTCTTCATCTAGATATTGGCGCGTCCCATCTTCCAAGAATGAAAAGAGTCGTTGATCTTCGTTATCAAAAAAGATCACCTCGGCAAGCATTGATCCAAGTAAGCGTTTGTCCGACTCTGGTAACGCTGACCATTTGCGATGTTGCGCGAATGGCGAATCGACCAGTTGCCCTTGCAAGTCGTAAGTGGGAATCGCATCTTCTCCAAGCCCATCGGAATCAAACTGCCCCGTGCCGCTGCCTGTCGCGGTGACATTGAAAACAATCAAATCACCTTCAACGCGTGAAAAGCCGATTGTGTCAATTCGTAGAAAGTTGTTAAATGGCTCAGGAATGTTTGTGTCTAGTCCTGATAGCAATTCGCCTTTTGCAAACGATGCCGACGCGGTTAGGAAATCATCTGACTTGATGTAGATTTCGTGCGATGCTTCCCACCCGCCGTTCTCCGTGCGGCGAATTTGCAAGCCAGGTTGCGGCTTTAGCTCGTTTGTTTGGAATCCGTGAATTGTTGCTGCCATGGTTTTTAATTTGAGAATTTCGCGCCCGTTCCGAGTGAATACCAGACTTCTTTCATGCCCTCTTTTACACCTTCTTTAGTTGCTTGTTTCAGCTTGGCTTCTTCGATTGCTGATTGCTTTTGCGCATTTGCATCGCGCAGAGCTTTCAAAGTTCCGCTGCTTGCTGATTCATCTAATGCTGTTTGGATGTAGCTCGCCATAGATGCTGACTCGCTTACATTGCCTTTTCTGACCACGTTGCCAGCAGCCTCTCCAGCCCCCATTAATTCTCCTTTGATTGCCAATGCCCTAAATTGTTCGGTCCCCACAGCAAAAGCGTTTTGCGCCCCCGCCACAAGCTCATCCATGGCTTTCATGTAGAACGACTTAAAGCCGTTGAAAACAACTTCACCCATAAACGCGCCCACCGCTGCGAGTTGTTCGGAATTGCCCTCCACCGCTTCCGATATAGCCCCGCCGATGATTTGACCAGCCTCGGCAAATTTGCTTTCTAGTTGCGGCAAGAAAGTGTTTGTCGCATCGAGCGCGTCTTTCAATCCTTCGTTGAATCCCGTTCCGAACGCGACTTGTAATTGTGTGACAGCGGCAGTAGTTTGATTTAGTTTTGCGTTAGTTCCCGCGCTCCCCTTTTCAATTGCTTGATAAAAACGCCCCCCCTCGCTAGTTGCGCTTTTGAAGGCATCCTTGACCATTCCAATGGATATTTCTCCATTTTCCATGTCTTTTTTAAGATCGCGCATTGAACGGCCAGTGTCTTGCGATATTTGTTGCAGAGGGTTAAATCCTGCGTTGATAAATTGCAAAACCTCCTGTCCCATCAATCGACCTGCGGCGGTTGTATCAGAAAACGCTTTTGCTAATCCAGCAAATCGTTCGGAATTGCCCATTGACAAATCCCCCACCATTCGCAGCGTTGGCACAACATCTTCAAGAGTCACCCCAAAGCCAAGCATCATTTTTGCGGCTCGCGCATAATCCTCCGTGCTTAACGCTGATTTCTTTTCTTCCTCGCGGAATGTTTTAAGCAAATCCGCTGCGGTTTCCGCGCTACCAGTTAAAACCTCAAACTGAATTGATAAATCCTCAATATCTGCCGCCGCTTTACTGCTTGAAATAACAAGCGCCCCAATTCCAGCCGCCCCCGCTGCGCCTAGTCCAGCCAATGCCGTCACGCCAAACTTTGCCGCATTGCCTAAGTCCATCAAACGACCTTTTGCAAGACCGATGGTCTTTTCCAAATGCGATGCGTTGCCGCGAATATCTACGGTAAATGCCATGTGATTCCTTCTGTTAAGTCATCGGTGTCAATTTCATCCTGCTTGCGTAGTTCTGCCAATTCTGCCAGTCCGATTTGATATTCTTCTGTCTGAATTTCGCGCCTGTAACATTTCGCGCCCTTGCGATAAAGTATCGCGTGAAACAGTTCTGCCTCTTCGTCGATTGGTAGCGCGTCGATGTCTTGTGGTTTCCACCCATACTCTGCCGCGAATAAGTCAATCAAATAGGCTCGGTCGCTTGGTGGGTCGCCTCTGTCGATTGCTTTCCCTCGCCGCCTGTCTCGATCTGTGCCGCCTCCCATCGGTTAATCACGCCTTGCACGTATTCGCCGATTGTATCTTCGTCTGCTTCGGTCAAATCCAAGCTGCAACCAATCATTACGTGAAAGAAGTCATCGTCGCTGGTAAATGCTTTTTGCGCTTGCTGCTTGTCGGACATGGCTAGTGCCGCGTAACCGTAAATCAGAATGAAGCTTGCAGATTTGCCTCGGCTTTTTTCTGGTTCGAGAAACTCTCGTAGTCTATCCCAAATAAAGCGGTTTAGTGGTCGCAGTTCTTTTCCTTGGATTGTTGGTGGATTATTCATTTGCGGTATAGTAGTTTTTCAAGCGTGAGAATCGTTTTTGCGTCATCGTCTTTGCCAATATACGCCGTGCGGTTTTTGTGCTTAACTGCCGTGTGCGTATTCGATTTGATGTCTTGCAAAAGCTGTTTCCAGTTTAGCAACGCCGCCTTGATATAAGACAAGTCCGCATCGGGAAGTTTTAGGTGGATCTCCTTGTCCATCCATAAATCAAGATCGACGGCAGCGGCTCGATCAAAGTGCCACCAAATCGAATCGGCGTAGTGAGAATAACCAAGGCAAGGATGCCCTAGCGCAACAAGTGTCGCCGCAATCGGCGTTCCAGCTGTTTTGATTGTATCGTTGTTGGTGCATTTGCCGACGTATTCAATGCCGCCTTTTGCGTGCTCTGCCATCTGATGCATCGCGGTGAATGCTCGCTTGATTCGCGCTAACGTGTGTGATTCATTCTTGGCTAGCCATTTGTCATCAAACCACGCTTTTGCGACAAGTGCCGCCGTATTGCCCGTTGGCGATGCGCCGTTAAATTGCCAAATGATGCGCTTCGATTTGTAACCGTCGCCGATAATTGTTCGCAATGGCGCGTGTTCCAGCAAAGGAACGTCGATAGCGATAATCGTTGCCGCTAGTTTGGGGTCAACGATTTCCTGTGTAAGGTGGGCGACACTATCGCCGCCCACGCCTTGAAAAGGTCTGTTCATTTTAAGTTGTTAGCGTTATGCTGTGATCGTCGGGACGTAGGTAGCAGAAAGCGTGTTAGAGCGATAATCGTCAGCGGCTTGCGTTACTTCAATCGTGTCGATAATGGTCAATCCTGCGGTCATGCTGGCAATCAGGTGATCGGTCGGGACGGTAGCCAAGGAAAGAGTCGTTGAAATCGTGCCAGCAAATGCCGACGTAGCGGGAATTTTAGCGGTCAAATTGATAACGCAATCCTCATCGAAATCAGAACGACCTGTGCGGTCGCCTGTGATGTTCATCACATGCTTGGTTTGGCACTTATACGACCAAGTTACACCTTCCAAAAGAAAGCCTGTTTGCTGTGCGGGAATGCCCCACACTCCATTCGTCGCGCCTAGTAAAGTTGCCATGCCTTTTGCATGGTGTCAAAATCACGTTGTCTGGAATACAATGTCACAATCGAACGAGCATTCCAAGCTGTCCGATTCCCATTGCGGTATGCCGCCGTTTATTGCGAAATAGTCGATGTGAATACCGTCTAGTGAGGCGTTGATCGCATCGGCAAAATCGTCTGTCAAATACGCTTCCAAGTCGTTCGTGATGCCGTTGATCTGGTCAACTGTCAAATCATCGCCGCTATGCGCTCTCAGCTTAATTTCGACCGTTCCGCGATATGCTTTCGACAATGCATTGCTGATGCGCTCGCTGGTCATCGTCACGCCGATAAAGGGCAATTCCACCTCGGAGAATTGCTGCGCGTCCACGACTGGAATAACTTGGATTTCGCCGCCGATTAGGGAAACGATTGTGGTTTTTATGTCTTGTGTTGTCATGATAGTTTTTTGAGTCTTGCGCGAACCATTGTTAGACTTCGTTTGTATCCGTCTGCGATTGCAGATGGCGTGACAAGCATGTTTGCATTGCCGCGTGAATACGCATAATCGACGTTATTTGTGAGATAAATCGTGGAATTTAGACCACCCTTGCGAACAAATCTTGACGATCCTTTGTTTTGTTTCACATGGCGGCGAATCCACCCAGCCACGCCTTTGATTTTCCTTACTCTACCCCGCATGGTTTTCAGTAGCGGCGAATCAATGCTTTCTCCAGCCGCAATCCATCCCGCTTTCGCAATACCAGCATTGGCTTTTTTCTTTTCTGCCCATGAGTCGATTTCTTGCCTGTCAATCGCTTTTCGCTTTGGCTGGAATTGGCGTGGTGGCTTTACTGTAACCGCGCCTCTGCCGTTTCTGTATGTTTGGTGAACCTGCTGAATATCCCCCGCCGTTCCTTTTAGTTCTGCATATCGCGCAGCCTTGTTGACTTGTTTCACAATCGAAAGCTCAAATGCTGTTCCTACTTTTTGCGTTAATCCGTAGGGCTGAACTTTACGCGCAAGTTCCTTTGCTACTGATGTCCCGATGATTGCGACGGTTTCCGCTACTGCCACGCCAGCGCGAGCAGCAAAGGCCTTTAGGTCGCCCTCTAGCTTTCTGCGTTGCGCGGGAGATATGCGAACCTGTATCATCGCTCGTTCGGGTCGCCAAGTGTGAAATGGATTGCCACCGTGCCAGCATCGACAAGCGTAACGCGATACGTTATGCCGTCCACCGTGCATCGTTTGTTTAGCATCAAGATCGGGTCTTGGACGTTAGCTGGCTGTGCTGTGACAATGCCGCGTATTTGCGGCTCTAATCCGCCAAATTCGCCATCTACGGCTTTGCTTTTGAGATTGTCCACCACGTCAAACGTCTGCCCGTTGCAAGACATAGAAACAACTCCCATTGTTGTATCCGCCTCATCGTGATGCGAAGTCATGAAATCATCCAGCAAGCTCATATGTAACTGTCGTGGTGTCAAAGTAAAACCCCCGCACCGTTTCCGATGCGAGGGTGAACACATGAACCAAGAATGCAAGAATTAGCCAAGCAAAATTGCAGCGTGGGCAGGTTTTGGAGCAACCCATCCCCAAAGGGCGTGGATGCGATACAGAACCATGCCGTCGCCAGGATACACGCGCAAGTCAAAGCTGATGCCCGTGCGTGGGTCGGTGATGATTTCGTTGTCGATTGCCAAGTCGCCCTGTGATGGGAAGATTGGCAAGCGAGTGGCGAGAACCAAAGCGTCAGAGCTAAATGCGATGTTGCGCGAGCTAGTGGCGTTAACGGTAACAGCGTCGTTGTTGGCGACAGCGGCAACCAGGCCAGGAGCGGCGATAGTCACCACGTTAGCGGCAAGTGCGGATGCAACCACATACTTGTGCGAGCCAATGGTGATAATGTCGCCAGCGAGGATTGTGCCTGTGCCAGTGTCAAGAGTCAGCGCGGTCGAACCAACAGCGTAGCCGCTAGCTTCGTTGATGAGGTAGCCCGAACCTGTTCCAGCGGTGGCGTTGTTGATTTGGGCGGATTCGCGGACGCTAAAGCCTTGCAGATTGAGTAATTCGCCATCACGCAAAGTCATGGTGTTGCCAGCTTCGTTTGCTTTGGTGAGTTGACCAAGGGTGCGAAGTGCTGCGCCAGCGGAGGTATTGATAACAAGCGAGCGAGACGAACCAGGTGCGCCGTTGTCGTCAAGAATCTTGCGAACTTGCGCGGAATCGCCAAGGTTAGATGCAAATGGAGTCGTGCCAGCCGTGCCGTAAGCGCGTGATGCACCTTGGGCGAGAGCGTCGCAAACATCGTTTTCCATTTCGTTCACAAGCACGCGGAATGCTTGGGCGATTTGTTGTTGCTCGATGTTCAGGAATCCAGGGCCTTGATCCATCGCGTAGGTTTCTTCACCAGTCCAAGAAAACGCAGCGTATTTGTTTTTGGTCAGGGTCAGAGACGCGTTGGCAATCGTTTGATCGACTGCGCTAGGAATCGCCATCGACGGAGTGTAGCTCGAAGTCGTATTGGCGGGAGTTTGCGGAATGCGGAGAGTCTGGTTAGACGCAACGCGGTCAGCTTTTGCATCACGGGTTACGCCAGGCAATGCGCCGACAAGCTCGCGGGAAACTACGTCCAAAGCGGCGTAGACATTAGGAATCAGGTTGGTAAGGGTATTAGCCATAATAGTTAGTTTTCAGTTGTCGTCCCGCCATTAGCGCGGAAAAGTTGTTTTTGTTCTTCGGTTAGTTGATTGAGTTTGGCAATCGACATGATAAGATGGTTTTCTGCGGATTCTTCCACTTGTTCAGTGGTTTCATCGTCTTGGATTTTCTTGGGTCGTGCCATAAATTGATTAGTTGATTTTGCCGCCAGCTTTGCAGAATTCAGACTTAGCTTTTGGGCTAAGGTTGTTGAAATCGGCGCGGCTCATCAGTTTGGATTTGTCGTCCTCATCAGCGGTGACGTTAAGAGGGGCGAGTCCTGCTTGCGCGGCGATTTCGATTGCCTTTGCGTTTGCGGATTCGTTGGCGGTCACTAGCGATGCTTCCAATTCAGTGATGCGAGTTTGCGCGGCAACTAAGTCGTTTGCTTTTTCGTCGCGCTCGGCAGTAATGGTATCAACGCTTGCTTGCAAGTCAGTGATTGATTGCGCTTGTGTTGCAACCGTATCTCGCTCTGTGGCGAGTTCAGCTTGCAAAGTAGTGATGTCGCCTTGCAAAGAATCAATTTGGCTCTGTGCTGCTTCCAAGTCTTTTTTATTCGCAAAAATGCTCATATGTTTGTGTTTTGGTGTCAAAATTACGGGTTAAATGATTTCGTCAGCTAAACCAAGTTCGATGGCGCGCTGCCCTGAATACCATCCAGCTTTGAAAACCTCGGCATCAAGATTTGGGCGTTGTTCACTGACAAACGCTTGGAAAGTTGCGCCGTGTTGGTTCGCTGATTCTTGCAAAAATGCTAGCTGTTCCTCGTTTGGCTCAAGGTGGAAAGTCGATTTGAGAGTTGCGCCCTCGTTGGTGATTGCTTTGCCCTCGATGCCCATTTTGGCAAGATAGTTAGTCCAATCATACCAAGAGATAATCGTGCCAATGTTGCCAATCTGCGCGGTTTCAGTAACCGCAATGTGATTTGTTGCCGATGCCAGCATATAAGCAGCGGAGCAAGCGCAAGACTCCACCACGGCGGCAGTCGGCACGTTCAGCGATGCAATGAAGCGCGAAAGCTCGATTGCGCCGTTAACAGAGCCACCCCCGCTGTTGATGTTTAGTTGAATCGCGCTTGCGCCAGAAAGTAACGCGCCCTCAATCTCTGCTTTAATCGTGCTGTATCGTGTTACAATTCCCACTTTTTCGTAAATGGCGGGAACGGAATTTGTGAGCATGCCTTGAATCGAAATCACGCCGATTCCGTTTTCAATTTTAGCCGCTGGCCGCAAGATGAAAAAATCCTCAATTTCGATGTCGTCAAGCGATGCGTTGACGGCGGCGTGAATTTGCGATGCTTCACAAGCAAAAAAGCGTTGCGTTGCTAAGTGGTTTTTGAGTTCGTTTCTCATTCGCTTGTGTTGTTTGATTGTTGTTGCGGTGTTTCGTTCGGCGTAAGCATTGCCATTTCTCGATCTTCAATAACGATGCCAAGACCGCTTTCATTGACTGCCTTTTGTTTGAGTTTCTGCATTGTCAGATATGCGATGCGCTCGTCTAAGTTTTCCTCTGCTGATTTGCCAAGGAATCCTAAAACGTCTTGCGGATTCAAGAATCCCGCTTTCCACATTTCGATCAGTTCTTTGGAAACGCGCCCGTCGTCAATCGTGAGTTTTTTCGGATAGGTGAAACGCCATCTATACCACCCATCAGCGGCGGGAAGTCTGCCAAGTTTGATAAACTTAGCTGTGACGTAGTTGATAATCCGATTTGCGGCGTATTCTAGCAGGTCTTGACGATCTTCAACGGCTCTTTGTGCGCGTCCAAGGTCTGCGCGTTCTGCTGTGCCTTGACCTGTCGCATGCCAGACCATCGAATACGGCCAGTTGATTCCCGCCAACGCTTTACGATAAATGCGGTTTTGGAACGATTCCCACATGTCGCCAGGTCTGTCGTTTTTGATGGTGTCTAATTTGCCGCCGCTCTTAGCTGCAAAGTATCGCACCTGCCCGCCTTGGTAGGTTTCCGATACGATGCCCCGCTCGCTGGATGTCGCAGTTCCGTTTAGGATTTGCGTGTTTTCATCCATGTCAGGCATGCCCGTTTCGTTGTGCTCGATAAGCGCAATACTGGAAAGCATCAACTGCGCGTATCGCTCCCATTCGTGAGATTGTAGAGAATCGCGCAAGTCGTTTAGCGCGTGGGTAAATGCTGGCAATCCTCGCCCTTGTTCTTGCCAAGATGGGTCAAAAATATGAATGACGTTCTGTGCTTCAAGATACTGAATCAGTTCTCCTTTTTCGTCATTAAAGCAATACGCCAATGGCGCACCGTTGCTGTATATGATGCCGTCAGTTAGCGTTTTGCCCTTGTATGATCCTTTGGTGATTTTACCGTCATTGAATCCGTTCGGATTAGCGATGCGGTGGCAAGGGATTTGCTGTATGCGCGGATAGTCGTTGCCCGTCTTTGTCAGTAAGATGAAAGCCTCGCCGTCGCGGTCAATCGCGCATGATGTTGCATAGAGATTCGTTTGGAATGTATTTTGCCCTCCGCGAATGTCGCAGATTTTATACCATTCGTCATTGATTAGATACTCGGCTTCCGCTGCAAATTCGCGGTTTGGCGATTTCGATTGCGCTTGCCATGAGCGACCAACGGAATACATCGCCTTTTGTTGAATTGCGCCAAGCAATATGCCCTCGTTCAGATACAAACGGCGGGAAAACGAAACAAGCGTTTTTCTGTCACGCGACGGCACAAGCTCCCCGATGTCCTTCATTTGGACGGGCTGATACGGGCGAGCGGGTGTATTAGTTACCGCTCCCTGTGCTGCTTTCCATGGGTTTCCGTAGTAATCAACAATCATAATAGGGTTGCATGTTTCCAATCGTGCGCGATGTGGGGCGAATACCTCGCTTAATCCAGTTGATTGCGCTATTCAATACGACAAGGCGCGTTGTTTCCGGCAATGAAACAAGAACGGAGTAGCTGATTCCGTTCTTTTGTGAATTGGTCAGCGTGTTCCCGCCGCCTTTTGACAGCATGCCAGTTAAAGCGGCAGTTCTCGCGTCGATTAGCGAGCGAAGGATAGTCGGATCGTCAATAGATGCGTCGTAATACGCTTGTATCAACTGTTTCGGCGAGACATCCATGACAAAGCCACGGTGTCAAATCTCATTCCTGATCTGGTTCGTCGTCGGGCGTTCCAATTAAGCCAAGCATTGAGGCTAAAACGATTTGCATGTTTTCGCAGTCAATTGCATGGTTCTCATTGTGTTTCTTTTTCCAGATGGCCGTTTTCCCCTCGCCGCGCCTAACCTCTGCGTCGATCTGGCGCAAATACTCTTTGCCAACATCGTCGGGTATTTCCCAATCAACGCCTTTTTGGTTTCTGAGCTGAAAAAGAATATCCTTGTGAACTAAGTTTGAGAAATACGCAACCATGGTTTTCTTTCCATCCGATGCGGTAACTGGTTGATAGCGCGAATATCCCTTGTAAATCGGTTTCTGATTCTTGCGTGGGTGTGGGTAACTATCGCGGGAGTCGCCACGCAATGCCAACCATCCGTATTGCGAGCATCGTTTATATACTTCGTTGGTGTTGTAGCCGCAGTCGATTTGTGTCCTTTGGTTTGGCACGTTCATTTTTTCTT